GCCATACTCAGTGTAGAACTAGATCCAGACAATATCGGCACTGGTGCATTTGAATTAGATTGGAACGACCGATTTCTAGCTCAACTTGTTCGTGCCGGCTATCAACTCAAACCCAATGAGCCCGAAAATGTAATTATCGATCGCTGGTTCCAGGAAGTCTGCAGAAATGTAGTTTTGGAAACATATGAACAGGAACAAGCCGATCCTGAAGTACGCAGAGTATCTAGACGCAACCTAGGGTCCGGACGGTCCGAAGTTAGTTGACACCAGTGGTCGTTAAGTGCTACTATAACGACATGAAAACATATCTACTTATTGATCTAGCGAACATGTACTTTCGTGCTCGCCATTCAGCCCACCGTGCATCCTCTACAGAGGAGAAAGTGGCCTTTGCTATTCATGTGACATTGAGTAGCGTAAACAAGTGTTGGCGTGATCAACGCGGTGATCATGTCATATTCTTCAATGAGGGTCGTAGTTGGCGTAAGGATTTCTATCCTGCCTACAAGCGTAATCGCACAGAAGGTCGTGCTGCCTTAACTGAACGTGAAGCCGAAGAAGATCGTGCATTTTGGGAAGGGCTCGATGACCTAAAAGAGTTTTTAGACACTCGTACAAATTGCACTGTACTACGTCATCCAGAGCTAGAAGCAGATGACTTGATATCAGGTTGGATACAGGCTCATCCTGAAGATATGAATATCATCGTTAGCACTGACACCGACTTTCACCAACTGTTAGCATCAAATGTCAAACAGTACAATGGTGTTATGGATGAACTTCATACGCTAGAAGGTATATTCGATCGCAAGGGCAAGTTGGTTATTGATAAAAAAACCAAAGAACCCAAACGTATTCCAGATCCAGAATGGATCCTGTTTGAAAAGTGTATGCGTGGTGATGCCACAGACAATGTGTTTTCAGCATACCCTGGGGTACGTGTAAAAGGATCACGCAATAAAGTGGGCCTACAAGAAGCCTACGAGGATCGTGCTACACGTGGGTTCAATTGGAATAATCTCATGCTGCAACGTTGGACCGACCATGAAGGTCGCGAACATCGTGTGTTGGACGACTACAATCGTAATCGAATTCTCATAGACTTACGAGCACAACCAGATGAAGTTAAAGTTAACATTGCCGAAACCATTGCCCAGGGTGCAGTATCTCGTAATCGTCCCATGATTGGTGCTCAATTTCTTAAATTTTGTGGGCGATACGACTTGCAAAAACTAAGCGAAAACAGCCAAGTCTTTGCAGAAATTTTAAGTTCTGCCTACAAGGAATAACCAATGACCATTCAAGCTAAACCCGTAGTAAAAAATAAATATTGGATCGTCGAAGACGATGGTCGTAAAATTGGCACTGTACAAGCCGCAGATGATGGTGTTGTATTGGTGCAGGATAATCATAGACTTAAATATCCCAGTATCAAGGTACTAGGCACTGCTCATAATATCCGATTCGTCAGTGGGCAGAGGACTCAGACAAGGTCAGTAGACTCGGTATATGATTATCCCAGTCGGGGCACTCCTTACAACGCCATCTACGACCTTAGACTACGCTTACCATTGTATACCACAGAACCCAAAAGTAAAAGCTATTATTGCGCCGGTTATTATCTAGTCAAATACGAAACTGAATGGATCAGAGAGTTTTGTCCCAAAAAAATTATACTACAACGCAACGAATATCGCGGTCCATTTACCACAGAATTAGCCCAACTTGAATGTTTACAACAATTAACTACGCATAAATAATATGGTAAATTCAAGGAAGTGCAATGAGTAGACCCAAGCCCACAGTGATTCTAGAAACCTTAGATAAACAAACATACAAAAGTGATCAAGTTTTAGCCAGTGAAGGCATTTGGGCTGTGTATTATGATGGGCGTCCAGTTAACTTAAAGACACAGAATATATTAGTTAGCTATCCTGGTCCTAAGTATCGCAAGGTCAGTTTTTCGAACCCTGGCCATGCAATCAGTCTAGCTAAGAAATTAAACAGTCAATTTAAGACCGATAAGTTTACAGTGGTCTTGCTTAATCAAGGTTCGGTTATTTACCAACAATAGTGCGCCTAGATCAACCAACTTTCGTTCGTTGGCTTATAGATAACAGTAGCTTATATGCTAACAGCCCGTTCTATGGTTCCGTAAAGGACAGTATAGACCATTTTCGCAAAGTTTGGTTCTTTAATCCACTTAATGCGGCTAGTATGCGTCTTACCAAGACAGGCTTTCAATTCTGCACCAAGAATGCAGAAATTCAGTACTATAAACACGGTTTAGACTCAGTTTTGCTACCAAAAACACTCCTGCAGATGGAGAAATATTTTCCTGCTCCCTACTATATCAGTTATCAAAATGAACTTAGAATTTTTGATGAACGTACCAGTATGACTCTAATTTTATATGATAACGACTTACAAAAGTACTTGGACAATACCGCTGACCTTGATAAATAATTATGCTGCATAGCAGCATACACATTTACAGAGGATAAAATGTTTATTACACAATTCATGCTCAACATCCTTGAGCGCCTAGCCGAAATGTTTCCGCAAGATGGTTATCAATCACGCTTAGAAGCATATTTGGCACGCCGCAGTATAACTGATGCGGCCACTCTCGATAACTACATCAAAGAGTTCGAATACAATTCTCACAAGGAACTAAAATGATTACCTATGTCTTAGCAGTATTCCATAAAATTTACTTGGCCTTGGAAGCCAGCGGTCAAGCTCGTGCCCGTAGATACTTGAGCAATCATAATCCAGGAGCTTGGCAATGACTTTTATTAAAATGCTTTATGAAGTATGGTGTACAGGACTAGTAGCTAGTCATCTTACTCGCCGTGGTAAATGGCAAAGTGCAGTTAAGTTGATGGGACGATAGCGATGGAACCAACATTACTATTCACATTCGCTGTACTTACTTTCTTGTGCGCGGTAGTTGCCATAGATGAAATGCTAGAACGCAGACAAGTTTTGGGTGAAGAATGGGATTTCGTTACACCAAATGCTCGCCGTAAGACTTGACTGTTTCATAAATAATTTTGTATATTACACACAGGGAGACACATGATGTTTAATCAACCACTACTTTTCATTGACAGCGTACAGAATGCCAAAATGCAATTTGTAGAAAAATTTGTACGCCATCCAGACCTCAAGAATGATATGATCATCTATATCGATGCACAAAGTAAATTTTTACATAGTGCTGTCGAAGCTACCAACGGAATCATATCAACTTGCATGAGAGAATTTTATCATACCAAATTGGAGAAGCTGTTGAATCCGTTTAGTATTGATTGGCACAAGGCTGGTTGGGATGCCTGGATCGCGCAGAGTCGTGCGGAACAAAAAACCAACAAATGACATACACACACAAAGGAGAAAATTATGTCTGATACATTTCAACTTCCAAAAGCACCAGAAGTCAAATTCAACAAGAACGGATACGAAATCCGCACAGAAATTCTAAAGATGGCCAAAGACTTGGTCGCAGAAGAATATCATAGCAAGTTCCATGGTTGGGAACTAAGCGTGACCAAAGATGACAAAGGTCATGTCACTACCAAAGTTGGTATGCCTGAGTTTCCTGGACTTGATCAAGTGCTTGCTACAGCAGAAAAGATGTACAGTTTTGTCAACGCGGCCACCCCAAAAGGTCGCTAAAACCTGCTTAAAAAACAGGCACAACCCTGCTCCGAGCAGGGTTTTTTGTTGTTGTTTTCCTGCAACACACCAGAATACCCCGACGTTTGACTGGGTCATTCATTTTTTGCTATAATTGGGGTACAGTAAACAACACGGAGCCAGTAATGTCTGTTGAACATGTAGATACCACAAAATCCCTTGAGTGGAATATCAACGAGCTGTACATCAATGGCTTTGATCCCCAGGATATTGCAGAAATCTTAGGCATCACCCTACTAAGAGTTGCAGAATATTTGGCTCCTTTGGGCCTGCATTTCCCTGAGTTCGGTGCGCCTGTGCGTTTTGATAGTAATGGCCGAGTGTTGTAAAACCGCAACAACCCTAGACTTGCTAGGGTTATTGATTCCTGCTATAATAGTGGTACAGTAACAAAACGGAGTGCGAAATGCGTGTAGTTTATACTAGCCCTGCTGTAAATGCTAAGTTTTTAGTGCCCGAGGCTGCTGTTAAAACTTATCAGCGTCGTGATGCTGCTCTGCTTAAACTACAAGCATTAGGTGGCATTCATGCCCCCAATACCCCAGAAGTGCGTAAACTGCGAAATACCATGTTAGCAGCTCGTCGCAAGATCGAGCGTGAGCAGTGGTTCTGTACCAAGGTAGCTTAACATGAGAGCAGTGTTTATTATAGTGCTGGCTCTTGCTATTGCAGCAGCAATACCATTCCTCAGTGTTTGGGCACTAAACACCTTATTTGGTCATGTTGGTTTGGCGATTCCTTATACCGTGGAAACATGGTTAGCCAGCGTGATTATGAGTAGTTATTTTGCAACACCGTTTTTCCGTTTGTCAAAGTAAGTTGACTGATTACGGATTCTGTTTTATACTTGTTCTACACTAACACAAAGGAGCCTGAAATGGCAGTAGTAAGCGAAAATCGTACCGTTACCAGCGTTGAAGCCCGCCGTGCTTTACTTCGTTGCTTCAAGCGTCAACGTCCCGTATTTTTGTGGGGTCCTCCGGGTATTGGCAAGTCAGAGCTAGTTGCTGGCATTGCTGAGGACTTGGGCGGACTCATGATTGATATTCGTTTGAGTCAGATGGAGCCCACCGACTTGCGTGGTATCCCGTTCTACAACAAAGACAATGGCAAGATGGATTGGGCTCCCCCGATCGAACTGCCTGACGCTGAGACTGCTAGTCAGTATCCCATCGTTGTCTTGTTCATGGACGAGATGAACTCGGCTCCTCCGGCTACCCAGGCTGCGGCTTATCAGCTGATTTTGAATCGTCGTGTAGGCAAGTATGTGCTGCCTGAAAATGTAGTTATGGTGGCGGCAGGTAATCGCGACAGCGACAAAGGCGTGACTTATCGTATGCCAAGTCCGCTGGCTAATCGCTTTGTTCACTTAGAAATGCGTGTGGACTTTGACTCTTGGCAGACTTGGGCTGTAAACAACCGCATCCACAAAGATGTAGTTGGCTACTTGAGTTTTGCTAAAGGTGACTTGTTTGACTTTGACCCGCGTTCAGCAGGGCGTAGTTTTGCTACTCCGCGTTCGTGGACTTTTGTCAGCGAGTTGTTAGACGAGGACAATGACGCTGGTCTCACCGACTTGGTGGCTGGTGCTGTTGGCGAAGGTATGGCGGTCAAGTTTATGGCACACCGCAAGGTAAGTGGACAGATGCCCGACCCTATTGAAGTGCTAAATGGCAAGGTCACCGAGCTCAAAGTCAAAGAAGTGTCTGCTATGTACTCGTTGACTATTAGCCTGTGCTACGAGCTCAAAGATGCCTACGACAAAGCCAATGGCAAGTTGGACAAGTGGAATGGAATGGCCGATAACTTCTTCCGTTTCATTATGGATAATTTCAATACCGAGCTTGTGGTTATGGCGGCTCGTGTTGCAATTACCACCTACAGTATTCCCTTCGTGCCTGGCAAGCTCAAGCATTTTGATGAGTTTCACAAGCGTTTTGGCAAGTACGTGGTAGCCGCTGTTAGCAATGCTAACTAGTCCAAAAGGGGGCTCATGCCCCCAAGTTGACTGCCTCGGGGTTATCGCATATAATGTAAATATTGCACAAAGGAGCATATATGGCACGTGAAGATACTACCGTAGCAGAAAAGTCTGCTAAGAAAACCAAAACTGATCCTCGAGTTGATGCCGCTGCACTAGAAAAGTTGATCACTGCTCGTGTGGGTCTCTTGCTTAAGGCTGGGTTCTTTGGCAACTTGGCTACTCGCCTCAAGCTCAAGAACGCAGATGAGTGGTGTGCCACTGCTGCCACTGATGGACGTCATTTTTGGTATAACAGCAACTTTATCAATTCGCTTAGTCTACGCGAGTGTGAGTTCTTGTTTGGACATGAAGTCTTGCACGTAGTCTATGATCACCTCAGCCGTCGCGAACATCGTGACCCTATTCTCAGTAACATTGCTGCTGACTATTGCGTGAACCAAGACTTGGTAGATCACAACATTGGTACCAAGATCACCAAGGTACCTATCTTGTTGAACCCCAAGTACCGTGGTATGAGCTTTGAGGAAGTTTACGATCTCCTGTACCAAAATGCAGAGAAGATTCCTCTCAGCGAACTCATGAAGCAGGTGCTAGATGAGCACTTGGACATGGATGGCGACGACGCCGGCGAGAATGAAGATGGTGAAGGTGGCAGGCCCCGAATTGGCAAAAAACTAGCCAAGGAACTGCGCGACGAGATCAAAGATGCTGTATTACAGGCAGCTCAAGCCGCAGGCGCAGGTAATGTTCCTGCTGGTGTCAAGCGTTTGATCCAGGACATGACTGAGTCTGTGATTGACTGGCGTGAATTGTTGCTGCAACAAATTCAAAGCACCATCAAGCAAGACTATACTTGGCTTAAGCCCAGTCGTCGTAGTTGGCATATGGACGCCATTTTGCCTGGTATGAAGCCCGGTGAGCAGATTGACATCTGTGTAGCAATTGATACTTCTGGTAGCATCAGTGAAACTGAACTCAAGATCTTCTTGAGTGAGATTCAAGGTATCATGGAAAGTTATGAGGAGTATCGGATTCGCGTGTGGAGCTTTGATACTGAAGTTTACAATGATCAGTTGTTTACCAGTGAGAACATGGACTCTATTGCCAGCTACGAACCCAAAGGTGGTGGTGGCACTGACTTTATGGCTAATTGGGAATACATGAAAGAGGCAGGTATCGAACCCAAGAAGTTTATTGTGTTCACTGATGGCATGCCCTATGGTTCATGGGGTGACGAGAACTACTGCGACACTGTATGGATTATCAAAGGTAATCGCAATGCCGAGCCGCCCTTTGGTATCTGGGCACACTACGAAGACGCTAAAAAGGTACACTAATGGAAATTATCAATCCCAAAGATATCACCAAGCTCAAGGCAGCACGAGAAGTCGTGCTAGAACTTCAACGACGCTTGTTCCGTTGTGAACAGGCCCTAGATGATCTAGCACGTTCAGCAGAAATTGCCGACATCACCAAACAGACGCATTTGATGCAGTCATTTGTTGATGCGGCTCAAGTGTGCCTTGAGGACCGTTTGACCATGCCTGAAGTATCGCAAGAAGATCTTGACCGTCCTAATATCATAATCGAAGATGACCGTAAACTATCAACCCAATCCGCTTAATACGTTCCAACTGCGGCAACTTGATCATTGTCCACCGCATTTTTATGCGGTGGATTTTCCTATCAGCGTGGCTGAAAAGAAAATAGCAGACTGGATCTGGGAACATCTTCATGGACGATTTTTCTTGGGCGACACATATTCAATCACTCGCGACAACGACTCTAATAAGAAATACGTATCCTTAAGCAAAAGAGCTGCATTTGAGATTCATGGTGAAGCCAGTTATTTTGCCATGGTGCTAAACGAAATCAATAAATTTTAACTCACTCATATCTGTTGTTAAATAAACATACAGATTATGGAGTACTCGAATGAGTGAAGAATCAACCAGTGCAGAACAACGTCCAAATATTACTCTACAAGATATTGCTTCAGTTGTTGAAATACTAAGGGTAGTGACTGAGCGTGGTGTATGGAAGGTCAACGAACTAACAGTGGTAGGCCAGCTTTATGATCGCTTGGTTAACTTTCTTGAAGGCGCCGGCGTCGAAGTTAAAAAGCCCATGGCTGATCAAGGAGAAGAATCATGATGAAACATGTTGGCAGCCATAAGGGTAAAAAAATTATACTATTGTTTAGAGAAGTGCCCGGCGAAGAACATATGTGTTTGGTAGCCTATAGCGATTCGTTGCCGTCGTTGTATCATGACAATATTATGAAAATCTTAGAAGGTGCCGCGGGTCAGCAGAGTAAAAGTTTCAGTGATGTACTACACAGAAATATCTTGCCCGACGGAAGAAACGCACTAGAAGCCTTGCATTTAGATGGTTTGATTAAAAAAATTCAAACCAGTCAAGTCACCATTACGCCAAATTCCAACAGTAAGATTCAGTTAGATGAGCTTAACACCATACTAAATGAAATGGAAAAAGGCGATACTGCAACCAAACGCTTACAGGAAATTGAACGTGCCAACGAAAAAGCAGCACGTAAAAAACCAGGTCGTGACCTTGGTGAACCTGCACAAGTCGAAGCTACTATCGCTGATACCACTGGTGTGCTAACAGATGCAGATCTTGCAAAAGATCGTCTACAGCAAGCTAATCGTATGCGCTCAGAAGCCACAAGATTGTTGCAAGAAGCTGAAATACTAGAATCAGAAGCAAAAAGTTTGGATCCCACTGTAAATGCCACCGCCACGAAGAAAAAAGCCACCAAGACTAAAAAAAGTTAATGTTTCGGAAAAGGCTAAGTGGAAAAGCATTTTACGTGATGTAGATAAGGGCAATATACCCATTGACTTACTGCTGTCAATCAGTGTAAACTTGATAGATGGCACCAAAGTCGACATTGATGTAAAAGAGTTATTGGCAGCAGGCGCTGATCCTGCTGCCATCGAACAGATGTTAGAACTAAAGTTTCGAGCAATTGAAGACTTTATCATAGACATTGATTTTTTGATCAGTATTGACAATGTTGCTCAACGTGTTCAACCTATCACTGATCAAATACTCAAAGACCTATGAAAGTTAGATTAATTAGTTATAGCCAAGCCTCCAAAGACATGCTGGCGGATTATGACCGGCATCTCATACCCGACCTACAAGACCTTGTTGCTTATTGCGCTCGTGTTAGCAACCCTAGCAATCAACTCAATACAGAAACCAGTGAACGTTTGATTAGATACCTAATCAAACATCAGCATTGGAGCCCACTGGAAATGGTTTCGGCGTGTATGGAAATTACTACCACTAGAGATATTGCCAGACAAATACTTAGACATCGTAGTTTTAGTTTTCAAGAGTTTAGTCAACGTTATGCAGATCCCACTCGTGATTTAAATTTTACGCTACGAGCTGCTAGATTACAAGATCACACTAATCGACAAAATTCCATCGAGGTTCAAGATGAAAAACTACAGGCCAAATGGGAATTAGCTCAAAACCGTGTTATACACGAAGCCAAGGCAGCATATGAATGGGCCATAAAGAATGGTATTGCCAAAGAACAAGCTCGTGTGGTATTACCCGAAGGCTTAATGGAAAGTCGCTTATACATGAACGGTACACTACGTTCATGGATTCACTATATCGAACTAAGGAGCGCTCATGGCACTCAGCAAGAGCATATCGAAGTGGCTAGAGCCTGTGCGGCCGCTATTGCCCAAATTTTCCCCATGTCCAGTGAATTCGTTGGATAAAGGACAATGGCAAGTCGTCCATGAATTCACCATGGGCGATGTAGATGATCCCGACATCTATGCCGCCGAACCATTATGGCAATTTCAACAAAGTGAAAAAGGTCAGTGGGTTATTGAACACTCACTGGAAACACCCATCTACCAAAGAGTCATAGATCAAATGTACTATGGGTATAAGTACAAAATTTCTGCTCGGTTAACCGAGCAGGATATCACTTACTTTTTACTCAAGTGGCACTAATCAGATGTGACCTGCTTCAATCTTAAGCACAAATGGTGCACGGCTTCCAAGTCTACTTCTAATCTGTCCAACAATACTGCTACCATCGCTGTTGTTATTATTGGGCTGTCCCACATCTACCCAATTGCTACGATACGTACCTGCGGTACCTGCATCATAACCATCGGTTTCCCAGCAGACATTATTAACATATGCTGTACCATTCCAACCTGCTGAGTTAGGCGCAGGAATATAGGTATGGAACGGATTAGACGCAGTAGAGACCAAAGTTGTTCCATCGGCTTCGTATAAACTAATACTGATTGCAGTTGCAGTTCCAGCACCGGCTTGACCTAACTTTGTACCAACTGCAATTTGAACACTATT